GGCAGTGGTCATCGTGGCGATGGGGGTTGCAGTAGTAGGAGCATCCCACTTCTCCTTGGTAGCCAGAGCCTTGTAATTGGACTGCTGCCAAGTGCCGTCAGGGTCGTAATCGTAGACGTAACTCACGCCGTTGGATTCGATAGAGATGCCGGGCTTGCCAGTCTTAGGAGCCAGAAGCTGCCATACCATGCGCTCAGGAACGATGCGAGCACCAGTGATAAGCTGTGCAGTATCGTCGTAGACACGATTGATAACATCTGCCGCAAACTCCTGATTGGTAGCCAAAACAGAAATGATCTTGCGGCGGTCGCTCTCGTCGATATGCACACCCTCACGGAAGAAGGGCATATTGGTCTCCGTCACCTGAATACCTTTACGGGTACGGAACGTAGCCTTAGTGTCAAATACGCTAGGCTTCAGCGAAACGCCAACGCCCTTGTGACCACGCAGCCACTTCAGTTCCATGCTAACCTTCTTACGGGCAGGGAACAGAGCATCAGAAGCATAGGGCTGCGCATTGGTCGGGTCATTCGTCCAGTAGGCGGCAATCGCAGCAGGGGAGAAGATTTCATTCAGATTCAGTGCCATAATTTAGTCCTCCTTACTCGCTCTTTGCGCCAACATCGGTACGGCAGAAAACGGCGGGAACAGCCTTTTTCAGAGCGGCAATATCGTTTGCAGAATAGGTAAAGCCAGACAGCTTTGCCTTGTCCACATCAATAACGCCCTGAATCAGCAGTGCGCCATTGGGGTTGACGGCAGGGTCAACGGTGTGCAGCAGAATGCCAATGGCGTCGGTAGCCGCATCAGCAGCACTGGTGCCAGTAGTGTCAGCAGCTTTCAGACCAGTCTTTGCCATAGGATAGCCAGCCGGAACAGCATTGGTCTCCTTGACGGTAAAGGGAATGGCAACGTAGGTATCAGCAGCCAGAATAGTGCTTTCAGGAGCCGATACCGGAGTATTGGTGTACTTCATGTTTTCCTCCTTAATGGAAAGCAGTCATTGCGTCACTCGATGCCTTGTTTGCGTCTGCACGCTCCTTCGCAAAGCGTTTAGCAAAGGAAACACCTGCGCTATCTGCGCTGTCACCATTGCCATCCGCACCCGGAGGTGTTGGCATATCCTTCAACAGAGAAGCCTTGTACGCGGTGTCGTGGGCGGTCATAAACTCCGACTGGAACTTAAACACTTTGTCCATGTCACCGTCAGCCAGTGCAGACGCAGCCTTGTTGGCAAGTTCAGCGTCATAGCCCTGCGCAACGAACTTTTCACGGTAAGATGCAAGGGTCTTTTCCTTGACGAGGTTTTCCTTGTCGGCAGTCAGGGCTTCAATCTGCTTCTGCATCTCTGCCAGCCTGTCAGCCTGTTCTTGTGCGGCATTCTCGTCATCGGTACGCTTTGCCTTGAGCTGCTTCTTGTACTCGGCAGCTTCGCCATTGGCTTTCGTCACGGCGTTGCGCAGCTTCTCAATCTCTGCGTTAGGGTCTGCAACCTTTTCAAGTGCAGAAATAATTTCATCGGCGGTCATGCCCTCTTTGTAGGCATCACCAAGCAACACATTGAGTTTCATATCGTTAATTTCCTCCTGCGTTTTTTTACCGTTGCTTCCCTGCAACGCTGCGAAATTTGTATCCCGGCTTCCCTGCCGTGTTTATGGCAAAGGGCTATTCGCCCTCTGTTTCTTTATTGGTATCGGCAGACTGTTTGTCTGCCATGTTCCCGACATTTGTGCCGGTAGCATCCTGTTTAGGTTGCTTCTGCGGCCTCGGTGCTTTCCCATCTTCGCCCAGCTTGCCAGCGGCAATCAGGAACGGCTTGCTCATTTCGTAAGCAGCCTGCGGGTCAGGGAACAGACCGGGCGTAGTAAATGCCAACTGCGGGTCAATGCTCTGACTAAGCATCTGCGCAAAAATCTGAACTTTGCTCTGCTGGTTATCGTACTGACGGCGTGGCAGTTTGATGTTGATGTCGCTTGCCATCAGCTTAGAACCAGCCGTGTCACGCAGGATTTTCAGCATCACAGACAGGCTCTGACGTTCAGCGTACTTGAACATATTCTCGTACTGCTGCGCTCTTGCTTCGGTGTGATTCCATCCGTTGCGGACGATGACTGCGCCCACGTTGTCGGACGTTGCATTCTCGCTACCAGTGGCACTAGGCATGGCAGTCAGACTGCGGTACACGTTCAACATGGAATCAAGCAAGGTCTGGCTCTGCTGCTGGTCAAGCTCGTTTGCAATCTGAGAAACAGAAGCGGGCAGACCAGAAGTGGATTTCAGGCACATTGCGCCAAGCTCTTTTACTTGGTCAAGCGCATCCTTGTCCACAAGACAGTTGGTAAACACCATGATGGACTGGATGAACTGCGCCACACCGTCCAAACGGTTGCTTTCAAGGTCGTTGATGGCATCCAACACAGGGATAGCCGGTTCAAACAAACCCATACGCTCCGGGTTCAGCTTGTATTCGACCATTGGCAGCATTCCAAGAGAGTGATTCTCAGACTTTGTAACCTTGCCGTTGTCGATTTCAAAGTACTGGTTTGGCGTATACACGCAAATCAGGTCGTTCAGGTCATTCTGATAATTGCGCGGGATGTGCAGCACGTTGGCAATGGGCTTGTGACCAATGCCGGAGTTGTAAATCACATACGCCATATCCGGGTCGGGAACGTCCACCAGCAGGGGCGTTTCGTCTGGATAGTTACCGTTGTACCCCTTGTCAGGAAGAACAATGCGGTATCCCTGTCCGCACTCCAACATCCACTGCCAGAGCCGCCGATCGAGCGCGTCCTTGCCCTCATACTGCAATGCGTTGGACAGGCGGGCGATTTCCTCACCGTCACCAGTTGCCGTTTCAGACCGCACATAAGAGCAAGGAGTGCCGCTCATGTAACCGGTGTAGAATCCCACGCACTCGTTGGCATGGTTCTCTACAATGCGGTTGGTGATTTCAGCGTGGTACTCTTTCGTGCGGTGGAGGACAGGCTGACTACCCAAGTAGTAGTTGTGTAAAAAGCGAATCTCGTTCTTGTTCAGCAGATGAATAGGCTCTGCCTTGCCCATGACCACTTTCAGCACGTTCGTCTGATTGATTTCCGTCTCCGGCGTTTCAATCGGTCTACGTCCGGTCAGTGGCTCATTCAAAAAGCCGTCAACAACTATCTGATACTCAGCCATGCGTTCCTCCTTTCCGGCAAAATAAAAAGCGCAGCAAGACAAACCTGTTAAGGTCTATCTCACTGCGCTTACAACTGCGCTTAAAAAGCTATTCAGTTCTTAAACTTCGGTACGGAAACCCACGTCTCCCTCGGGAGGTTAGAATCTCCGACTGTAATCCAATGGCAAAGAGGGCACAGAAGGGAGAACTTACCTTCTACTTCGCCAAGATAACGTCCGCAATCACACGGATTGCCGTTTGCGTCTTTTCGAGGACGCTTGCATCTTACTTTTGCTACCATCTGTGCTCCTTTCGTTGGATTTTTGGAAACAGGCTGTTGAGCACAGACCTGTCAGAAGCTACTGGGAAACTGTTCGCACTTCCAGCCGTGCTATTCTTCGCCCGAAGAAAACCATTGCAGCCTTTACATTCAGTTGTTGGACAGACGTAAACGGGTCAGCTGCAATTTTGGTGCTGCATAATGGATTTGAACCAATGTATGTCCGGTTATGAGCCGGGTGCTCTAGCCTAACTGAGCTAATGCAACATAGAAACCCGGCTTGATTGGTTAACCGCTGCTCTTTGCAATGTCATGCCTAAACATCACATTGAGAGCCGGGAATAGCGGTGGAGGTTTTGGAGAATAAAGCCATGCAAAGCTAGGTAGTTGGTTGTGCTGCGTAACGGAATCGAACCGTTGCTTGCCAGCCGTGGGGGAGACAGGCTGGCATTCCCCTTACAATTGGAAACGCAACATATAAAGCCCGGTGAAGGTGAAAGAGTGAGAAAACCCCCACCGGTGAAAGGAGGAATATGCTTGTTGACACGCACGCGAGTAAAATGACAAAACCCCGCGTGCAAGCTATTCCTTTAAGGGAAGCTGCAAAACTTCCTGCGTACATTATAAGCCTTGTCAAGTGGTGAAATCAAATAAATAGACCAAGCGAACACAATATATTGTGTTTTTAATCAAAAAGGCCTCTTGACAGGCTCAATTTTACTGATTCCGTTATACAGTTCATCGGCAAGCTGCGCCAGACTGTCCGGCGCATCATCGTGCGGAACTTTGCCAAGCTGCGTAAACATCGTCACCTGTTCCATGAATGCCTTATACTCTTTCGACTGGT